ACCCAAAACAGCTGTACTAATATTCCGTATTTTCGCCGGCATTTCGGCCGTCTTCATAAGAGTATCTTGGATGTCGAGAGATTCCACGAATTGTTGTTGTATCATGGGCTCCAAGTAGGTATAGTAGTTGAAGTCTGGGTCGAGTTGCACACAGATTCCCTCTATTATAGAGAATGATTTTGCTAAATATACAAAACTTGATGGAATAACAAAAGGTTTTTCCATCGCGAGTTGGACGGCGATGTCGTCATTCATGATGTTTGAGCCATCCAAAGTTTCCAAGTATCCCAAAATTGTTTCAAAAAAAAGTTCGATATCAGATACATCGGAGGTTGATGGTACAATAACTTTGAGGGCGATGAGGATTTCTACGATACCCTTTGTGTCCTTGTCTATGATACACCCAAATATCTTCTTGAACCCATCACGAAGTTCATTCGATAAATCTATGATGAGACCAAAGTCGTAGAATACCAACTTACCCTTGGCGGAAAATCCCAAATTCCCTGGATGTGGGTCACCGTGGAAAAATCCCTTGTCCATCGTTTGAATCACATAGGAATTGATGAGCGCCTCACATATCTTCTTCTTGTTTACATTGGGGGTGGTCAACTCTGTAAGTTTTTCAGACTCTACATACTCCATGACAATCATATCATCGTTCGAAAATTCAGTGTACACTTTGGGAACTTTAATCCATTTGATATCTTTCATATTCTTTCTGAATCGAATGGCGTTATCCATTTCTTGGCGATAGTCGGATTCACCCAACAGGTACTCTATAGATTCATTCAGTACAAACTCTGAACTATTCCCTGTGTCTACCCCAACCTTCTCCAAGAAGCGAACGATGTCCCGGATATTATCTGTATCTGTCTTCATAATATCGTATATGTTCGGTCTCTTGACTTTGACGATGACCTGTTTCCCATTCTTTAGAGTCGCCTTGTGTACTTGTCCAATACTCGCAGACTTGAACGGGATCTCGTCAAATGCCTCAAAGTGGTCTAAGTTTACAATACCCTGTATATCGACTGGTGGTACATTATCCTGCAAGGATTCCAGTTGTTTTGTAAACTCGGGTGGATAGAGATCAGCTCTCGTAGAGGCAATCTGTCCTAATTTTACAAACGTGGGTCCAAGGTCGAGAAGTTGGTCCCTCGTCCATTCGCCAAGTTCAGACTTGTTTTGTACAAACGTGTTTTTCCATAGAAATTTGGCGGCAAACTTCCATGTCTTAGCCTTTTGATTTGGTACCACCCGAATGGGTCTGTGACTCGCGACGCATAGCATCCTACTATACAAAAATCTTTTATTTTTTAATATCTTAGGTTACAATAAATGCCAAAGCTCTCAAACTTCCTTGGACCATTCAGCCAATCAACTGAATCTGTCATCAAAGCGCAACCAATCCTCTTCACCCTCCTCATCTTGTACCAAGGTCTCTTCTCTGGTAACGCCATCAAGATTCCAAAGAACCTCAAGACTCTCTTCAACAGTAAGACGTTCCGATTCATTTCACTCATGTTAATCGCGTTCAGTGCGACACAAGATATCGAGTATGCTCTCATCTCAACTACAATCTTCCTTGGTGTGATGTATGCCATCAAGACTCCAGAAGAACGCAAGGAAACTGGATTGATCTAAAAAATATATAGTCTACTAGTAGAATGAAGATTCATATTGTTGGTGCTGGACCAACGGGGATGTCTCTCGCGTGGGAGATACTCCGTGTAGGTGATCACGACATTACAATATACGATAGAAAGCCATCCGCGGGTGGATCATGGTGGGAACCGGATGTGAATACACGAGATCTCCACGCACACCGAATCGTATTTGACCGTGCTTTCGTGAATACCAAAAGCCTTTTCGAAGAAATGGACATCCAATGGGATGATATTTTTGAACCCACAGAAAAGGATCTCTATAGTTTTATGCTTCGATCCCTCAAACTCAAAGATTATGGAGCCCTCGCATCTCTCGCGACGCGTGTACTCACACAACCCGATAAGTACAAGAGTATATCACTCAAAGAAGCTCTCGGTGAATTGACCCCAGGTGGACAAGCTATTCTTGAACATCTTCCACTCATCATGGATGGTGTACCTTGGAATGTCATGTCCGCATATGAGTTTGTAAAAAGTTTTGACCACGTTGCACTCTCAAAACAATGTACTCAAAAAGTTTCAGGTAAAGTTATGTGTGATTTGATGCACGATAAACTTTTAAAATCTGGGGTCAACTTTGTTTTCAATACAGAACTTGAAAATGTTGAATATCTCGAAAATGATTTTGTCGCAACATTTTCAAATAAAACTATAATCAATGATGGATTTTTAGTTCTATGTATTGATAATAGCCCAGCCCTAAAGTTTTTGGGTACTAACTGGGGACCGGATGCTGATAAAAAGGTGCGTGCGAGTACATACGGGTGTATAAACGTTCTCTTAGACTTTGATGAAACACCAAAGCTTGGTGATGACCTTGAAATCGCCGCGTCAACTCCTTGGAACCTCCAACCCGTTGTTCTTTCAGATGGAAAAACAGTATCATGTGTGATATGCGATTTGACCGATGAAATTTTGAAATCGAATCCAGATACTATAAAAGAACAAGTCGTCAAACAACTCAATCTCCCAGCTCCACAAAGTATACGATTTGGGTGGGGTGCGGTGTGGGATGGTGAAAAATGGCAATTCTCACAATCTTCCGGGGTTCTTAGTCTTCACGGACAACTCCCATTCATTGGTGAATGCCCACGCGTGGCTATGTGTGGTATGATGTCTCCACGACATACACCATATTCAAGCATCGAAGCCGCGATTGAAGTTTCAAGATCCTTAAGTCGTATATTACTCGGCACACGGGAACCTCTTAGACCACGACTTCTAACACATGTGTTAGCTATTTTGATTACAGTGCTTATAGTTTTAATTTTAATGTATATAAATAGAAATCAATGAAGTTTCTAGCCCGAGTCCATACACCCATGTATGACCACAACGACAAAAAGTACATTCGTTTGGTCATTCCTGAAAAGTGTGCCCAAATCGTAGATAGAATGCATATAAACAAGGCGCGTCTCGTGCAACATAAGCGAGTTGATAATCCCCTCGATGGTCGAGTTCTCACAGTGAAGGTTCCATTCCGTTATAGGAGAGTGATGTGTGAAGTCCGTGGACAACCTGTACAGTCTCTTATAAAAGATGATGAAGTTGAAGTCGTAGTCGAGTTCAAGGGTGTGTGGAATGTTGGCGAATACAGTGGTTATTCTTGGGTGCTCTCTTCAGTTGCAACATCTGGATCTTGAGGTTGTTCTGGGATATCAACATCGGTCAAACCAGCTTCCTTGAAACTTTTGAAGACACGGAGGGATCCTTGAAGACGGAAAACCTCTTGAGTCAACTCTTCAATCGCTTGTTCAATTTTCTTAATATTGTCTTCAACCTTAAGGGATGGCATTATAGTCATATAAAGTTTCAATTCTTTAATATAGTATATGTTGACGAGAACAGGGTATCTCGTCACGGAAGGTCCACTTCAGGACATTAAAAAAGAACTTACAGTAAGACCTATCGTCAACGGAGACTATGGATTTCCCCCACCGCCTTTTAAAGTTTTTAGAGCAACTAAGAATGGAGTCTGCGTTCCAAGATTCTACGGAATTGCTAAACTTGGGGAACCCAAGCAGGATAGACGCCCTGAACCCGTCCGAACAGGTGTCAAGTTCGTCGGCACCCTCAGGGATACAACTCATCAAAACGAGGCTCTTGCCGCTGCTCTTACAGCGGGTCATGGAGTTCTCTCACTCCCATGCGGGTATGGCAAGACCACCGTATCCCTGGCGATAGCGTGTAAGTTGGGGTACCGTACAATGATTGTTGTCCACAAGCAGTTCTTGGCTGATCAATGGAAGGAACGTATTCAACAGTTTTGTCCGGGTGCCACAATTGGTGTTGTTCAACAGAATAAGAAAGAGGTAGAGTGTGACTTTGTTATTGCGATGCTCCAATCTCTCTCCCTCAAGGAATATTCATTCAGTGATTTCGACTCGATAGGTACACTCATTGTCGACGAGGCGCACCACATTTGTGCAAAAGTGTTCTCCCAGTCCCTCTTCAAGATGTGTCCCAAGCATATATTTGGTCTCTCGGCAACCCCTGAGCGCAAAGATGGTCTCACAAAGGTTCTTCATTGGTTCATGGGTCCAACATTTTTTGCCGTAGAACGAAAGAACCAGGAACAGGTGGAGGTGTTTCCAATTGTGTACGAGTCCCAAAACTATAGAAATGCCCCACCGTGTACGCGAAATGGGAAGTTGTCAATGCCCAATATGGTCACAGAGGTTGTCGAGGACAGGAAGAGAAATCAAATGCTCGTGGAACTGGTTAAAAAAGCGTCCGCGGGGACACGGCAACTCCTTGTACTCAGTGATCGGAGGTGGCATTGTGAGATGCTTCACCAGTGTTTCCCAAAGAACTCGGGTCTCTACATGGGTGGTATGAAGGAGGTGGATCTCCAGGCGTCTTCCCAAAAGAAAATCATATTTGCGACGTTCAGTCAAGCCCACGAGGGTCTGGATATACCAACTCTAGATACAGTGATATTGGCGTCTCCGAAGTCTGATATTGTACAGAGTATTGGGCGTATCATGCGAGAGACCAAGGGAAAAAAGAACAATCCCCACATCTATGATGTCCACGACCCCTGGTCTATCTTTACGGCTATGTACTACAAGAGAATGAAGGTGTATCGCCAAGGTGGTTTCAAGATACACGGGAAGGCGGACACCGAAGAAAAACCAGACTTCCCTCAGGGAAAGTGTCTATTTTTATAATCTGAACAATAAATAAATGTCCGGTGCATTAGTACAACTTGTTTCTAAAGGTGCTCAAGACGTTTATTTAACAAGTGACGAAGGTATGTCACTCTTCAGTATGAAATACAAGAGACACACCAATTTTGCACAAGCACCAAGACTTATAAAAACGATTACATCGACGGACAATTCCATCATTATACCCACATGGGGTGACCTTATAAACGCGGTGTGGTTTGAAGGTACGGATTTAATCACTAAATTTGATGGTGCAGTGTTTGATCTTTATATTGGTGGTGTTAAAATTGATTCACACGCCTTTGATTTCGTTGCTGATATATGGCAGAATTATCACGCGGAGAACTTTGTGAAGGCTCAAGAAATCTTTAACAAGACGTCGCAGTCTTCTACTCGATTTTTTCCAATGCATTTCTTCTTCTGTGATCACGATATGTTCTTACCCCTCGTAGCACTTCAATTTCAAGAAGTTGAAATACGTGTAAATTTTGCAAACCAGAATGCATCCGACATAAAGTGTTATGGGAATTATATCTTCTTGGATTCGGATGAAAGAATTAAGTTTACAAATACTCCAACTGATTTGATCATCACTCAAGTCCAATCCACTAAAAGTCATATAGAGAATCCTAGAACAACTTTAGATATTTCACCCTTTAATCACCCCGTGAAGAGTTTATTTTTCGGCTACCAAGCAAAGGGTGGTTTGGTTGAAGAGGACAAATTATCGTTTAGTACGGCAGATATATATCTAAACGGTACATCAATATTAGAAAATATGTCTCCATTGTACTTTCATCTTGTACAAAGTTATGTCAATTCCAAATATGGTTTAGTAAACTTTGTTGACACATCCAACTGTCCACAATATACACGATATTATGCATTCCACTTTTGTAAAAATGCATCGGAGTATAAACCCACGGGTACCTGTAATTTTAGTAGATTAGATAACGCAAAAATTGTCATAAGAGATATTGTAAAAGGAACAAATCGTACCAGTGATACCGAACTTACCGCATACGCTGTTAACTATAATGTTCTCAGAATACGAAATGGTTTAGGTGGTATTTTATTCGCCAACTAATAGTAGTAATGCCTTTCGTAGGAAACGCGGGTCGATTCACACATGTATTTTTGGCTGAGCTCAACCAAGATGATACTCAGGCTACAACAACAACCCCACCTACATCTATAAATTATAATTTTGATGAGATTACAATTGGTAAAGATGCAGGTAAAACGTCACAAGGTATAAATGCGATCGCGCTCGGTTCAGAATCTGGTTTTACCAATCAAGGTGAAAAGTCTGTTGCGGTTGGGTATCACGCAGGTAGAGAAAAACAAGGATCCCAATCTGTGGCGGTTGGTCAAGAATGTGGTGAAGTGAATCAAAATGTGCAATCCGTAGCTATCGGATATAGATCGGGGCAATCGACACAAGGTTCACAAGCAGTCGCCGTCGGCTTCGAATCTGGTCAAATTGGCCAGAATGCACAAAGTATCGCCCTTGGATACCAAGCTGGACAGATTGGCCAGGGTTCGCAATCAATCGCGATAGGTTATCAATGTGGTCGCGTTGGTCAAGGTAATAATAGTATTGTTTTGGGTTTTGGTACGGCTGAAATTAATCAAGGTGATGAAACTTTGGCATTTGGTTATCAAGCCGGACAATCAAACCAAGGGGATCAATCCACTGCGATCGGCTATCAAGCTGGACAGTTAAATCAAGGGGATCAATCTACAGCGGTTGGTTACAAATCGGGACAAACGGGACAAGGGGATACATCAACCGCACTTGGTTTTCAATCTGGTCAAACATCACAAGGAATACAATCCGTGTCAATTGGTTACAACGCGGGTCAAACCAGTCAGGGGTCTGAATCTATAGCCATGGGCTACGCGGCGGGGCAGTTATCACAGAATGCTTTGTCCGTGGCTATTGGTTCTAATGCTGGACAATCCTATCAAGGGACTCAATCGGTAGCCCTCGGTGATAACGCCGGTGAGATACATCAGAATACACAATCTGTAGCCGTTGGCTATCAAGCTGGAAAAACCTCCCAAGGTACTCAATCTGTAGCTGTTGGTTATCAATCTGGTCAAACCAGTCAAGGGATCCAATCTGT